GACGGCGGTCGATCCTGTGTAACCAGGCTCGAATCCGTCACTGGTCGTGAACACGACGGTCGAGACTCCGCCCAGCGTCACCGTGGCGATGATGTTGCCAATGCCGTCGGGCGCGTGGCCCTCGAAGATAAGGGACCCTTCAGGATCGAGCGTGCCCGGCGCCGGTGAGTCGAAGATGACGTAAGGGCAGCAGTTCAGGTAGTCGAAGTCGCCGACGTCGGTCGCCGTCGGCGCTCCCGTCCCGATGTGCGGCGTGCCTACCGGAGCTGGGCACTCGCACGGGACGTAGTCAAAATCCCCAACGTCTGCCACGTCAGACCATCCGGAAGGCGCCGCCGTTCCAGGGCATCATGACGTCGGCGTAGTCGCCGACGAGAACAAACTGCTTGGATCCGTCCGTCGGCACTGTGTCGCCATTCGCGTAAGCGCGCGGAGCGAACCAGAAGTCGAATGGGCGTCCGTGCCATCCGTGGTCCGAGTAGCCGTTGTTCCTGAACATGCCTGGACGGAAGGGCGCGCCGCGGAACGTGCCCGTGGTCGCGTTCTTGTTCGTAGCCATGATGAGCGGAAGCATCTGCGCGTAGACGCTGCCAATGCCCTGGCTGAGGCACGACTCGACCGTGGCCGTGAACTGCGCGAGCGCGTTCGATGGCCCCCACGCCTGCATCATGCCGGTGCCACCGCCACCGAACTCCGTCGTCCAGCGTTCGATGTTGCCGACTTGCTGTGAGGTCGACTTGCCAACGCCATTCTTGTCGACGGCCGCCCAATTGTTCACCCAGCCGGGCGTCGCCTGGTCCCACTGCTCGAAGTGAACGTTCCCGTAGGCCGTTCCGTTGAAGTAGTGCAGGAGGCGCGTGCAGGTCAGGTCCCCCGTGACCATGACGTGGCAGATGAGCGGAAGCGCATGGCCGCCGTCGTCGCGCCCGTGGAAGGTGTCGTTGTAGAGCACCGCCTGGTCGGTCGCCGTGGGCGCGACGGTCGCGCTCCCACCGGTAAACAGGCCGCCGGGCGAGTGCACGATCTTCCAGGCGCTCGAACCCGTGAGATCATAGTAGAGCACGTCCATCGCGCCGGTCCCCGGCCGCTTGAAGCAGAACCAGGAGCCGAAGACGAGGGCACTTCGCGACGGCCAGCGATCGACGCCGTCCAGGGCGCCCGTGGTCCCGTTGCTCGAGCCGACGCAGACCTCGCCGAACGCGAGGCGCTGGACCTTCTTCTGATACTCAAGGTCGGTCTGATTGGTGAAGTCCGCCCCGGTCAGGTTGCTGACGATGGTGGCGATCTGCCAGGTCTTTGAGAGGACGGGGAGCTGCATGGGCCTTCCTTACGGACTGAAGGTGACGTTGGCGGAGCTCCAGGTCGCGATCTCGTTGTACTGAAGCACGACGTCTGTGTCCGTCGTCGGAGAGGGAGCGTTGCTGATGTCGATCTCCTCGACGCGCAGCCCGGGGATCGACGTCGTGCGCAGGTAGACGATCGCGTCCATCACATCGGCGGCCGAGGCGTTCTCTCCGATCTTGGAGCCGGCCAGTGTGACATCACCCACGGTAAGCTGGCCTTCACCTCGCAGCTGAATGGCGTTCTGGATCAGGGTCTTCTGCCCGCTGGTGAGCGCGGTCGCCGTCACGACGCGCACGTAGATCGGGATCTGCGTCGGAACGTCCCAATAGAGCGTTTGCGTTCGTCCCTGTGAGTCAACGAAAGTTCCCGACTGCGCGCCGATCATCGTGCAGCCCGGCGACTTGTGCAGCCACATCACCTCGGGAATCCCAGGATCGGGTCCGTCGATGATCGCTTGAATGGCGTGCGGCGCGAGGGTTCCGCCGTCGGCAAGGGTCTGCGTCGTGTCCGCGTCGTTCTCGCGCACCACGGCTTGCGTCACGAGCGGGAGCTGCAGGAGCGCGCCCAGGAGACCGTCGGCGATCCCCTGCGACGGCAATGCCACAGAAGCAGCGCGCCGGGTGCGGAGCTGCGGATCCGTCTCGCCGGAGTTGCCGACCACGGCGTCGCTCGCGTTCGTGCAGGTGTCCCAGCCGTTGATGACCGTTAGGATCTTGGTGAGATGACCGGCGGGACCGGCAACCGGGCCTGGTGCGGCCGGCTGCGCGGCAACGGTCACCGTTCCGCTCCCCGGAATCGTCACGCTGGCTTGCGTGATGAAGATCGCCGTGGGGTCGAGATCGCTCGCCACCTTGGCGCCCGCGCCGACCGGAACCGCCACGGAGCCGTTCGTCCCGAGCGTGAGCGTCACGGTGCTAACGGCGGGGTCTTTCTTGGTGAGCCCGTTGATCCTAACGAGACGGGAGAGCCCGGCGCCGGTCGCGCCCACCGGGGACCGCGCGTTGTAGACAGCCTCCATCGTGCTCAGGATGACGTCCCAATCGTTGGCGAGGACTCCGATCCATTGGCCGTCCAGGGTCTCCGGGTCGAGATTCTTGTCGGCGCCGAATATGTCCTGGTACTGCGCAGTGATGAACGTGACCAGCTGATCCAGCGTCAGCCGATGGAACCCCGCGCCGTCGATGTAGCAGAGAGGCATGTCAGCCGAAGACCTGTGTGATGTCGCCGATGTCGCCATCGACGCTCGAGAGGTTGACCGTAACCGTCCACTTGCGGGTCTTGGAGTCCCAACTCGAGTCGAAGTTGTTGATCGCGGAGATGCCGTCGGTCGCGAGGATGACGCCCTTAATCACGGCCTCAGCGTACCGGAGGTCGCGCGGCACACCCATAATCGGCCTGACTCCGCTCGCCGGGTTCTGCCACCAGGGCACGCCGGCCGAGGTGTCGAGAAACCACTCGCCCGCCATGACGAGCAGGCGGCAGCGAACGTTCTGCGCGGCCGCCTCGGCGCCCGTGGCGAAGTTCAGCATCCCACTGCCGAACGTCATGTCGTGGTTGGAGTCGACGCGGCGGACGGGACGGGTGGACATTAGGTGGCCCTCACCTTCAGAGAAACGAAGTCGGGTCCCGGAACGCCAGTTGGCAATGGGATGCTCGCGAAGGTCGCGATTGATGTGAGCCATGCGAGGAAGTCCGTGGAGGCCAGCATCACGGGGAACGGCGCCGCTGGCAGAGGAGGGGGGGCTCCGGATGGGCCGCCCATCGTGACGCTGTTCCCGTCGATGCGGATGCATATCGAGCCGTCGACGGCGCGCAGCTCGCACCCACCGGCCGCAACCCCGCCCGCAATGAAGTTCGGCTTGGACCGAAAGCCAACGAAGGCGAAACCGTCGGAGAGGTCGTGCGTGCGGACCTCGCTCGGCTGTTGCACTCCGCCCCGGTCGAACCAGAAGTCGATCGCGCGCTCGGAGAACTGGAGCAAGCATTCGTCACCCTGCGCGACAGGAAGCGTCAGCACGTAGCCACCGCCGCCGGGGAAGAACACCGGAACATCCGGGCAGACTGGTAGCGTCACCGGTTCCGACTCGCCGACGATCAGTCGCTGGATCGCCGGCTGGACAACCGCCGTCTGCGTCTCTCGATTGAACGACTGCACGATGCCGGGCATCCCGGTGTGGACCATCATGAGCATCTCGCGAATCGTCAGCCGCACGGGGTCGGCCTCGGCGAAGCGCTGCTCGTCCACCTGGCGTTGTAGCTCGAGGACGGGATCCATTTAGGCCGCCTGCGCTCCGGTGGGGATCGATTTTCCAAGACTCACGCACAGGCTCTCCGAGTACCAGTCGGGGCCGCGCGTGTCCCCCTTCTGCGTGAGCTTTAGGATCTTATAGATGCCGTCCGGGTCGAGCCGGGCGGGCGTATGCGGCTTGTTCTTTCGAGCTCCCGGTTTCGCTTCGACTCGCTTACGAAGCAGTTCTTTCAGATCGTTGTTGTCGAGCCAAACCTTTCCATTCGGGCAGAGCTGCGGGTTGAGCAGGCACTTTGCTGTGATGCCCTTGTCGGTGACCTCGGGGGCGTTGAGCAGGCCCGTGTCGGAGCGCAGCACGACGGCCTCGGTTGGCAGTGTCGAGTCGACAGGGACGATCTGAAGCTGGCCATCCTGGATCGACCAGTGCGCGTCGTTGTTCCTCGCGATCCCGTGAAGATAGTGCCTGGCCATGCCCGCGAAGACGGCGCCCCTGATGCGCCGCTGACCGCTAAGTACCACGCTCCCGAGTGTCGTCGTCTCGAACACCTGGCTGACGATGTGGTCGACCAGGTCCTGATCGGTGGTGCCGGCGGCGAGCGTTGTGTTGACGACGCCGTTGCGGTAATCCGAGTCTCCATCGCCGCAAATCACCTGCAGAACGCGATCGTTTCCATCGCGGTAGCTGCGCGTGCGCCGGATATTACCGCGCAAAAGCAGGCGCGTGGCGCCCTGGTAGCCAACATTCAAGAGGACAGAATCGAATTCCCCCTTGATCTGGTTCTCATGCGCCTGTGAGAGGTTGTAAATGCGGATGTCGCCCGCGTTCGGAGTATGGTGCACCGTCTTGATTACAGTGAACGAGATCCTGAGCTCAGAGACCTCGAGACCCTGCGCGCCAGAGGTTCCGAAGACCGCCTGGCAGACGCGCCCAAACTGCTGCGTCGATCTCACAGTGCGGCCCCTGCGCTCTTGAGCCCTGCGAGCTCAGTCGGCGAGAGCCACTGTAGCGTAACGCGGGTACCAAGATCGTCCGGGCCGGCGTCTAGGTACTGCCCCGACGTGTCCGTGACGATGAGGCCGCCGAGTCCGAGCGCGTAGGGGGCCAGGAGGTCCTGGCCGATGAGCATCGGCACATTGGTCAGCAGCACGGTGCCGACGCCGTCAAGCGCCAGGTCGAAGTTCCAGACGCCGGACTGGTCGTTG